CGGCTTGGCTGTGTCTATACTGGAGGCTACCTGGACACTACGGTCGCCATCGTCTGGCGCGCCATCTGATCCAGCTCCAGCAGTAATAGACGGGGCCAAGGTGAGTGCCATGGTAGAGCCAGTAGAGCCTGGCGTGCACATACTGGAGTTTACGGTGGAGCTGACTGATGGGCAGATCGATAAGACAAGATTAATGTTTGATGTTCAATGAGGTTTAGGGGCCGATGAGGCCCCGTTTTTTATTTTTAAAATTTAAAGTTTTTATTTTCTGATAATTTTAGAATGGCTGAAAACGTTGATATCATGCAGTTTTGGGGCATTAAAATAATTTTTAAAATAACCCATTAACCCCTTGACACTATAGTGATATAGTGCTATAATATAGTCAAGAGGTCAGGGGAGCGGGAAACAAAAAGGAGGAGCGAGAATGAAGGTAATATCGAGTCAACGGTTCTTGGATGAAGGTAAGGTACAGGAAAAAGTAAAGGAACTTCAAGGACAAGAGTCAATAACACTGACAACATGGGAAACAGGAATTGAAGATTTATATGTTTTGGGGGACGGACACCATACATTAGCAGCGGCCAAGGAGTTGGGAATCGAAATAAACTTTGAAGAAGGCGAGCACCCCGAGGGTTTGACGGGTGAGGAGTTGCTTGAACAAGCGTGGATAGACAGTGACTGGTACTACATAGATACGGGCAAAGACGTTTGGTAGTAAAGCAATGATATAAAAGACTTTCGAAAAGGATTTATAAAAGGAGGTTTTATAAATGCAATATAACATAACACCTAAGCAGTATTATCAAAAATGGATTCACGATGCTTATGTTAGATACAGAAATGATGGCATCACCAAAAAAGAGCTTCGGTCACTCTATCCCTTTGAAAGTATTTTTTACGATTACTATTTGCCAGAACTGTATAACATGTCTAAAAAAGGAATTCGAATATCAAATTCAATCTTGGACAAACTCACGCCAGAACAACGTTACCGCCTTTTGCATGATTTTCCCGATATGTATCGGGATTATCTGCCGCCAGAAATAAGGAGGCAAAAAAGAGAAATTTATGTCCGCTAGGCCCGCCAGGAGCCTTAATCCTGGCAGAAAGGTGGAATGGAAGATGAAAGCATTAAACATAGGAGGTAAGACAATGAGCAAAAAAATCAAGAGGTTGGGCATCTATATGCCAGCGGAGTTGCACACAAGGCTGCAGTACGCGAGCATCAAGCTAGACAAATCTATGACTCAAATCGCAGTTGAGGCGATTGAGGAGTATTTAAACAAAAGGGAGGAAGAAAGATGAATATAGAAAAAGTTTTTGAGCTTGGGCATTAAGCTGCACAAGGAATTCGGCTTGCAGCTGGAGGAGATTTTTCTTAACTCTAGAGTTCCATAGAGAAATCGAGAGGCAAAAAGATAAGCAATCGCTAAGAAAATGGACTAATGGAGAGGTGGTGGATTCATAATTGGGCAAGATATATACTGATAAAGACGTTTTAACGGCGGCTTTGGAAAGGTTTAAGATTGTTTTTAATGAGTTTGATAATGTCTATCTGAGTATTTCTGGTGGTAAAGACAGCTCCGTGATGGCACAATTGTGCGCCATGGTGGCACGACAAAATAGGAAAAAATTTAGTGTGCTTTATATAGACTTAGAAGCTCAGTACAAAGCAACAATAAAACACATAGAAGAATTGTTAAGAGAAATTGATGATGTAACAGAGGAAGTTTACTGGTGCTGTTTACCTCTAAGTTTACGTAATGCAGTCTCGGTTATCCAACCCAAATGGATTTGCTGGGATAAAAACGATAAACACAAATGGGTCCGTGAAATGCCAGATTTTGATTGCGTTATTAATGAGGATAATTACCCTAAAGAATGGACCTGGTTTAAGAAAGGGATGGAATTCGAGGAATTTATCTTGTATTTCGCAGAATGGTTTAACCAGAGCCATGGTGGTATTTCAGCCGCCGGAATAGGCATTAGAAGCGATGAAAGTCTTAATCGATTTAGAACTATTATAAATGAAAACAAAACTACCTACAATAATTACCAATGGACAACTCAGGTTCGCATAAACCAAAAACCGATTNATACCTACAATTTTTTCCCCTTATACGATTGGCGAACAGAAGATATTTGGGGAGCCGTTGCCAAANTNGACCTTAAATACAACTACATCTATGAGCTTATGTATAAAAACGGACTTTCAATTCATGAGCAAAGGCTCTGCCAGCCCTACGGAGACGACCAAAGAAATGGCCTAGACCAATTCAGGGCTTTAGAACCGGAGACGTGGGAGAAGGTTCTCAATAGAGTGCACGGCGTAAATTTTGGTAATATATATGCCCGGACAAGCCTCCTGGGGAATATCAAATCAGAGAAACCAGATGGGATGACGTGGGAGCAATATACCGTTTGGTTACTTGAAAGTCTAGGTTTATATGCACCTGAGTTAAGAGATCATTATTATCGAAAAATAAGAACTTTCTTAGATTGGTGGGAAAAGGAAGCCGGCATTACACCAGAGAATATGCCTGATGATAAATGGGAGCTAAAGGGATATAGACAGACTCCTTATTGGAAGCGAATTGCAAGGGCTATTGAGAAAAACGATTTTTGGATGTCTAGATTATCATTTAGCCAGACAAAATCTGATGTGCGGAAATTATTCGAGCTGAAAAAGAAATATAAAAATTTGATATACGGAAAAGATACAGATAGTAAACCCTTAAAAAGAGTAGCCGAGGAATTAAATAAGAGAGGAAGTGAAAAATGTATAATGTGAAAGCATATAAAGGCGATTACAACAAATCGGTATTCTATTCGATTATGGGTTCCTATTTTGCAGAAAGAAAATATCGAAAAGAATTACCTTACATAATCAACGATGAAAACATGGAATGGTATTTAGTATATGATGAAAACAATTTAGCTGGTTTCGCTTCAGCTGCAATTGAAAAAAACAAAGTGACATTTGGTAATATGTATGTTTTGGAGCAATATAGAGATAAAGGCGTATGGTCTTTTATAACAGATTATCTAATCGAGCTTTACAAAGGGCAGGCACAGCAAGTAATAACTAATGTTGATAGATTAATAAATGCTTGGAAGAAAAGAGGCTTTAATGTAGTTGGCAATCGAGGGAGCTACAGTGTATTAAGGAGGGAGATAGATGTCTAAAAAAATCGAATTCCCTTGCCTTAATGTAAAATTAGTACCTATAGATAAAGTTGTGGCTAATGATTATAACCCGAACAAAGTGGCAACTCCAGAAATGCGATTACTGAAACTATCCATTGAGCTCGATGGGGTAACTATGCCGATAGTTACTTATTACGACAAAGAACAGGATATTTACATCGTGGTAGATGGCTTTCATCGATACACAATCTTAAAAGACTACTTAAAAAGCGATGTAATACCAGTTGTAGTTATTGACAAGCCCTTGGATGAGAGGATGGGCAGCACAATAAGGCATAATAGGGCGAGGGGAACGCATCAAATAAGGTCTATGAGTGATATAGTGGTTGAACTATCGAAAGAGGGCTGGAGCGATGAAGAGATTTGTAAAAAATTAGGCATGGAGCTAGATGAAGTTTTGCGGTTGAAGCAAATAAGTGGACTAAAAGAAGCCTTTGCCAATCATGAGTTTAGTAAAAGNTGGGAGGAATTTGAGAGAAAATATTATCCTAATGAAAAGTAAGAGGACCAGTGATGGTCCTCTTTTTTTATTTTAAATACATGGGATAGGCAAAATAACCAGCCCTCCCCAAAAAAATCTAAAGCAAATAATACTAGCCGAAGCTAGCTGCCTTTGAGATAATTCTTTTTTCTCTCTCAAGGTCTTTATATAATTACCGAACATCAGTGTCACCTCCTCTATGTTTATTTTAACATTAATGTTGCCAATAGGCAACACTTGAAAGGTGAAAAATTTTTTAAAANGGTGTTGACAAAAGGTTACAGCTATGGTAGTATTAGGGTGTCNCCGAAAGGCAACAGTAAGGGGGTGATTAAATGAGTGAATTAAATATTGATGCGTTAAAATCTTTTTTAGCGCAACATGGTTACACTGAAGCTCAATTTGCGAAAAAGATTGGTGTTACAAGGTCTTTTGTGAACAGAGTTTTGAATGGTGACAGGAAACCTGGATTTAAATTCATAACCGGTTTTTGTCAGGCATTTCCAGATTATCCAATTGATACTTTTTTTATACCCACACTGTCACCTAAATAGTGACACCGGAAATAAACGAAAGGAGGTTAGCTAAATGGACGTCCAAGTCATCAATCGGATGGCGGACGGTTCAATCTGTGATGATTTAACCGGAAAGGTGATACCTGTAAACGCAAGAACTGAAATGGCTTACAAGATTATAGCGAAAATTTTAAAAAGAATGATGTCGGAAGAAAAGAAGGTGTTAAACGAATGAAACTCGCCTACATAGCAGGACCCTACCGAGGGAAAACGATCAACGAAACGAGGGAAAACATCCGGTTAGCTGAAAAAGCAGCCGTAGAATACTGGAAGAAAGGTTACGCAGTGATTTGTCCTCATCTTAATAGTGCATTCTTAGACGGCATCTGCTCAGACGAACATTTTCTAAGAGCATACGAAGAAATTCTGAAACGATGTGATNTAGTGGTGATGTTACCAGGTTGGACGAATTCAGTAGGTTCCAAACGTGAGTTTTTCTTAGCTGAAGGACTTGGGATACCAACAATAATGTGGGATGAGAGGG